TATCCTTAAACTGAGAAGAATTCATTGAATCTAAGAAATCATTTACTTCTTTCTTAGTACAATCTGCCGCGGCCCATACTTCTTCTTCCGTATAAATCTTATCAATACAACTACCAATCAATTTAAACGATTGATCCATTTGATTATCATCACCAAAATCAAAATTACTCTTAATAAATTGCTCTAGTGATGGATACCTCATCTCCATCATCAAATTATCATCAAGTTTAATCTGATTATTATGATCCTCAGATTTTTGAACTTGAATATCATCCAAGTTAACCTTTACAGGAACTTGAGTTTCCCCATCATCAGGACAAATAATATTAACATCCAATTCTTCTCCAACAGATTTACCTCTGATGTTAAGGAACAAGAATTCAATATCAAAAGTAGGAAGTGCTTCTACTTTAATTCCTTTGGTTTGAATACAAGCTTTAATAACAGATTTAATCGCAGTTGTAATCTGCTTTGTATCTTCACTCTCTAGTGCAATTACAAGTAACTTCTCTTCTTTAACTAGAAAGGGTCTATAATTAATAGTATCACCAGTAGAAGGTAATTCCAACTCATATACTGGCGTAGCAATCTTTGGTAAAGGCATAATATCCTATAGTTATTTCAGTATGTTTATTTATAGGGGATTAGAGAGCTTCTACTTTCATAGATGCACCCCTCCCCCAATATCTTACCCTATTAGTATTCAAAGGTAAACCTTGCCGTCTAATTGCATTCTGAACATCCCTACCCAAAATACCTCTTTGTATCATCATACCACTTGCAATTTTACCAGGATCTACAGAAGGTGCCACAGGATCTTTCACAGGATCAGAAGGAAGTGCTACTGGTGGTGCTCCGGGTGGTGTTCCTGGTGCTGTCGCCGCCTCTTTGGGTTGAACCACAACATACCTCAGATAACTCATCGACACACTACATTTTAATAATTGTGATCCATCATAAGAAATAGGCATTGAATTGATAGCCAATGGATAACTATTGACAAATCTATAGGTCAAACTATTCTGATAATCTCTTTCAAACTTTGTAATTTCCAATCCTTGATGTGCCATATACCCCTCATCCGCCGAACTATAACCAGGATATCTTGATCTATAATTATACTGACCAGACGTTATTGAAGGAATTTGATTTGCAAGTGGTCCAGAACCACCAGCAAATGGATCTTCTCCAATATCCTCACCCATTATATACGATATCCACTTTTCAAAAAATCTAATAGGCAAATAATTATCTGCATCTACATAAAAATTTAAATTAATTCTCTCATCAAAAAGTCTACGATAAGCATATGTCTCTGTTACTCCCGTAAAATCATTATTAACTTTCCAAGTAGTTAAATTAGATCCCGGCAATACTGTTTCCGCACATAACAAATTTAATTTATCTACATTACTACTACCTAATAATGCCATTACAGGAGCAGGAGCTCCACCAATACTTGCATAAAAATGAGAGGTGGTAGCAGGTCTTAATAATTTTGATTTAATAGATGATACAGACCTAGGAGTTCCGGGACCAACACCATCTGGGGAAGTGGAAGATAAACCAAAAGCAGGTAAATTATTAGGATTAACGCCAAATATTCTTTGAGACAATCCACCCAATCCACCACTATTATTAAATTGATCTTCTAATGCCTGAGTGAACCCCGAGAGAGCCATTTATAAATACTATTTGATCTTATATATTATGTAGCCAAGATAATGGCAGAAAGTATTAAGAGTTTATTTAAACCCACTAAACCAAAGAAATATAAGGGTGATGCTACTAATATTATCTGTCGTAGTACATGGGAAAGAAAATTCTGTAACTGGTGTGATATTAATGAAAATATTTTAGAATGGGGTAGTGAAGAGTTTTGGATACCATACCTTTCACCCATAGATAATAAAACTCATCGTTACTTCCCAGATTTTATTATTAAAGTAAAAGAAAGTAATGGTGAAGTCAAAACATATGTAATTGAAGTTAAGCCCAAAAGACAAACCAAACCACCTATCAAAAAGAAAAGAGTGTCAAAATCTTACCTCTATGAAATGAAAACTTACTCCGTTAATCAAGCTAAATGGAGTGCAGCAAATGAATGGTGTAAGGATAGAAGAATTGAATTTAAAATCATTACAGAAAACGAACTAGGTATTAAGTAATGACAGATTCTTTTGGGTTTGAAAGTAATATAGAACAAGAACTAGACTTAGAACAAAACCCCACAGCAAGAGTAGAAGAACTTAAACGAAGAGTTGAAGCAGAAAATACTACTGATCCTGAAGAGATTATGCTTCTTATTATGGAACTCTTTAATATAGAAGTATTATATCCTGAACCCGGAAAGTTCTATACCTTTGTTTATACTCCCAAGACTCCCAATATTGATTATGACCAACATCCACTTATTACCTGTATAGATATATTTAAGTGGGGATTCAGAGGAATTAACTTCCACTGGCAAGATTATAGGAATTATACATGGGAAGAAATACAAGGAAAACTTCATGTAGTAGAATTTCAGGAACTAGATGAGTTACTTGCATTACAATATGGTAAATTCCTCCTAAATAAATAAAAGATCGTAAAGATGCCGATTTATACAGGTCCTATTGATAATCTACTTGGAAGTAGAGATATTAACTGGAAACCAGGGCCTACTGCTCCAGACAGTATAAAAAATAGAGACTTTTACACAATGTATGATGAGGAGACTGGCGAAACACAAATAAAAGAAAGAAATTTGTTGGATCCTCTTGGAGCAACTGATACTTATATTGGAAAATGGGATAAAAATAAAAAATTTATACCAGTAAAAGATTTATTAACACAAAAACCTGTTAATGCTCCACAACAACAATACTTTGCATCTCCTGAGGGTACAAAAGTTGGATTGAAAAAAGCACAATTAGCAGCAAAAAAAGATCTTATGGATAATGGATCTAAAGCTACAGGATTTCAACCAGTAAGTGAAGCAGAAGCTACTAAACTCACAGAACATATATCTAATTCAAATACGGGCACCCCACCTACTACTGACCCCAATACTAGTACTACTAGTACTACTAGTACTACTAGTACTCCTACTACAGGAACAGCTTCTAGAACCGAATTTCCAGGAGCTAAAGGAAAAGAACCTCTTATATATCCACTCTCAATTGGATCTACACAACAAGATGTACTTCAATTCCAAATGTTGGAATATGTGGCGCGAGGTCTAACGCCAGGAGTAGGGTCAGGTGCTGGAACTAGACCTTCAACTTCAAAGCGAGACATTATAGGATCAGTAATGCTTCCCATTCCTGGAGGAATTCAATCTACCAATGCAGTAAAATGGGATGAAGATTCAGCTAATCCTTTTGAATTGATGGCAGCAGGTTTCTCCGATGAGGCCATCCAAGGTAAGCCCCAGGCGGCAATAGAAAACATTGTAAAACAAGCACAAGGTAATACCGGCGCACTCAAAGATCTAGTTCCAAAGTACTTTGCTGCTGCTGCAATAGGAAAAGATGGAAATACATTTCTAGGAAGAGGACTGGGTGCAATAATGAATCCTAATATGGAATTATTATTCAGTGCTCCTACCTTAAGACCTTTTAATTTTAGATTTAGATTATCACCAAGAAGTAAAGATGAATCAAAGGCAGTAATTCAAATTATTAGATTCTTTCAACAAGGAATGGCACCTAGAACTGATGGAGATCTCCTATTCCTTAAGTCTCCTCATACTTTTCAACTCAAATATCTTTATAGAGGTGAAGGAGAACATCCTTTCTTAAATAGTTTTAAAGAATGTGCCCTAGAAAACTTCATTGTTAATTATACTCCAGAAAATAACTATTCAACCTATGAAGATGGTGTAATGAATTCATACGAAATACAAATGCAATTCAAAGAACTACAACCTGTTCTTAATAGTGATTATGATTCTGGTGAAGGTGAATTCCCTGCCGATCTTAACTTTAGAGAACAAAAAGCATCTACACCAGCACCAACACCAGCACGTCCAGTAGGAGGACAGGGAGGGAATAAATCTCGATACAGTAGTGGAGTTAAGAAACCATAAATAAATTATGTCAAATTATTTTAATAAAATTCCCAATTTTGAATATGTTAGCCGTCTTCCTGATGCTAAGATATCAGATTATATTACTGTAAAAAATCTTTTTAAAAAAGGTTATTTAAAAGAAGATATTTTTCAAGACTTAACATTATTCACCAAATATAAAGTTCAAGGTAATGAAAGACCAGACAATGTGGCATATAAAGTATATAATGATTCATCCTTAGATTGGATAGTTCTTCTTAGTAATAATATTTTGAATATTCAAACTGAATGGCCAATGCAACAATTTGAACTTGATCGATATCTTTTAGATAAGTATGAATCTTATGAAAAACTTAATGAAGTCCATCATTATGAAACAATTGAAGTAAAAAATAGTACTGGTGTAATAATGGTTGAAGAAGGTCTTACAGTAGAATCTGATTTCTCAATAACTTTCTATGATTGGATGATTAATAGTTTAGAAACAAAATCAGGCATTACAACTCCCGTTACTAACTATGAATATGAAATGAAAAAAGAAGATGAGAAAAGAAACATCTTCTTACTCAAATCAGATTATATACATGTAGTAAAAGATGATATGACATCTATAATGAGATATAAAAAAGGTTCCACTCAATATGTAAGCGGAACCCTTAAAAAAGCAGAAAATATTAAACTTTATTCTTAACTATTCATCAGCAAGTTTCTGGAAATAACTAAGAGCATCATCTTCATCTTCACTAGCAGTTGCTACTGGAGTAGGAGCCTTTGATTTAAAGTCAGGAGTAAATGTTCCTCGACCATCACTCTCATCCTCTAGTTCCTCATCAAAAC